AGTAACACAAGTAATTCCTTTTTCCGCAAGAATTTTGTGCTGTTCTCTATCATTGGATGCGCCATCTGGGCAAAAGACCATTTTAGCATCATTATCAATCTTTCCCATTACATCTGACAAGCCGTGTTCCTTGCCTTCGTGCATAATATAAGAAAGATGATTATTCGTCCAAATAGGAAAATAATTATATAGGCAATTAGTCAGAATAGCAGCCGAGGTATACCCATCGCACTTATTTACTACCCTGTATTTCTACATATTTATTATATTTTCTTTTAAGGAAAACAGTTGCTTCACTATAGCATATATCTAAACACCTTGGGACATTAGTCCATCCTGTTATTTTTAATTCCCAATTATTGTTTTTTCTTTCTGGAAAACGTTGCGCTAATTTGTAATTAGTACCAAAAAATTCTTGAAAACTTGATAAAAGTTCTTTCGTTCCACAAAATCCCCATTGAATTCTATTATTTTTGTCAATAATAATACTGCCGTCTCCATCACTATATCCTCTAATAAAATGAGGAATTAGATTTTCATTTATATTTGGCATTTTTGTAATGAAAGTTTTATTCTCTACAATTCCATATTTTTTTAGACAATCTACAGTATGTTGAGAAGTTAATAAAATTCTACCCATTGGGGAACTTTCTTTAAAGCTGCTACCAGAAGTATAGATATTAATAGGATTCTCTGCGTTTAAATCTTTCTTAAAATTTTCCAACAATTCAATATCCCTTGTACTAATACTAAATCCAAAAGACTGGCTTTGATTTACTCTTTTGCCTTTTCTTTTTGATAAAATATATCCATCTGCCATTAAAAAACCAAGCCAATATGCTTTGTGTTCAGTATCAATAATATCAAAATAAGATTCATTAAAATTATATCTATTTTTCCTCTTTTGTAGAGTCCAATTATTATTAGCTCTCCTTTTTAAAATTGTTGATGTGGAAATATTGTATTTTTTAGCAATTTTTTCTACAGGAATCTTTTTTTCTAATTCCTTTTTGATGGAATCCAATTCTTTTTGAGAAAGTTTTTTAGTTCTTTGCGAAGACAGAGTCCAATTTTTTTGTTCAATTCTTCTTCTAATAGATGATGTGTTTAAGTCGTAAGTTTTTGCAATTTTTGCAACCGACCAACCGTTTTCCAAAAGTTGCTTAATATAATCAAGCTGTTCTCGCGTATAGTGAGAGCCCTTTTTTCTATTTTCAAAAGGGTTATAAGGGTTTAGACTATCCATTGTCAATAGACCTCCTATTATAGTCGTTGAACGTTTCTCCCAATAGGGACAGATTTCGCTGCGGATTGTCCAATATTTTTACCTTTTTACCATGTCGTAAGCATTACCTTTTGCCACTTGTGTGTCACCACCAAGCTTGGTAGCAAAAATCTCTAAGGAGTTTCCCGCAATTTAAGGAGTTTTTATTTAAGACTGAAACTGCTAAGGTTAATCACAGTCTACTACAATTTGAACTTTTTTGTTATCATTAACACACTTCCAAAGAATGTCACAAGCTGTAGTCACTTTATCTTCACCTAAAAGACGCCAATCGTTGATGTCATCTTTTCCCGCAAACAACCAATGCGGGATATCTTCTTTTTTCATTCCTCTCCCGCAAAGAACCTGTTCTGTGGGCGAATCAAATTCTTCCTCTAAATAAGTTTTATATTTAATTTTCAATCACCTCTATTTCAGCACGATACGATTTGAGAATAAATGATTAAAAATATCTTTCCCTTTATCAAGGGGAGAATCTTTATATCCTAATAAATTCTCATTATCAAAAACAACACTTACAGTAACATAAGGAGAAAATTTCTTTGCTACTTTTGCAATTTTCTCTTGGACCTCTTGTATTTTTCCATAATCATTATTTTTAAAATCTCGGTCGAAAGCAACAACCATTTCTTGTATTCCAAGATTTTTCAAAATATTAAATTGATAGTTAGAAATTGAACTACCGCAGACCGCAACACAAATGTTGTTAGCTGTACCAAAATATGATTGAAATTGTAAAACAGATTTTTCACTTTCAACTACAATAGCTGTTTGCATATCTTGGATACGCTGCGCCGCATTTTCAATTCCATATAAATTCATCATTAAAGGATGATTATATAACGTTTTCCCATCCCACCATGGCTTATATTTTCTAGATTTTTCTAATTCTTTGATTAGAGTTCTTTGTCTAATACCAACACATCTATTATCAATATCACGATGCGGGATAAGGATATTACCTCCAATAGGGTCAATGCAAATTCCCATATAATCACAAACTTCTTTTGAGATATTCTGCTTTTGCCAATCATGAATTAAAAGTTTGGGGTAATAATTAAGAACGGAAATATCAAATTCTGGCAAGATAATTTTATCTTGATTCTTTGATTCTACTTGTGTTTTATCATATCTCTTGAAAATTTCCCAATCTTCTTTGAATTTAGTACTATCTTCTAAATCAAAAATAATATTTTGAAGATTGAAAAAATTTACCGCAAATTGAATTGCTTGATTAAGATTATCAAAATTTTCTACTTTTTGAATAAGTCCAAAAATATCGAAAGTATCATTACAATGAGTGTAGCAATGAAAAAGTCCTGTATCGGTATAGTAGTAAAGCTTTCTAGAATCTCCCCCGTGGCAAATTGTCTTAGAAATAATAGCGTTGCCATTTTCCTCTGGCTCTCCTCCAAAAAAAGTCAGCAAGTTAAAAACGTCTTCTGGTGTAATGGATTCTTTTACTTCTTGCTTGTCGTATCTCACATTACACCACCTTGCCATCTTCATAAACATCAATTAAATTTAAATTGTAATCAGTCACGAACAATGTTTTATATCTTGACGTTCCTTTGTCCGCACGTTGCCAGCAAATTACCCTATTAATCTTTCCTCGTCTATTTTTATAAATAGAAAGTTTAATATTTGGTACGCCTAATTCTGGATGGCTTTCCAAAAGCCCTGCCAAATCTTCATAATCATCTGGAACCATATCAACCATAATAGAGCCATAATCAATCCTATTGGCGATAGATTTAGCTCCTGCTAACATTCCCTGGTCAAGAATTTTTTCTTGCTTAAAACTATTGTTTAATTGAGTAGAAGAATAAATAAATACACCATACTTTCCCGCAATATCTTTTAATTTAGAGGAAAGCAAGAATAAAATTTGGTCCTCACGTATTTTCATTCCGCCAGAAGCACGAGTAATTTCTTCAATAATTTTCATAGAAGATGTAATATAATCAAGAAAAACACAAGAACATTTATTGACACGAATATTTCTCTTAATACAATTTTCAATATCTTTCATATTGTAGTCGGGCAAATATTCGATAAACAATTTAGATTCTTTTAAAATTTGAATAGCTTTTACAACTCTATCATATTCTCCAAAATCATATTTATTTTCAAGAATATGGTTTTCTGGAACTCCCGAGACAAAACTCCATGCCATTGTTTGTAGTTCTGATTTATCAAGCTCTACAGAAATAAAGATAGTAGGAATCTTTTCTCCAATGTCTACCCATTCACCATTTTCATATATAGAAGGACAAGACATATAACAAGCATCTGCCATAGCATTTCTTGTATTGTGAGTTACAATAAAATCATTCATAAGGAAAAGATGGTCTTTATTATCTACAGTAAAACAAGTCATATCTGTTTTTTGAGAAGTCTTTTTAATATCAACTATTGCTAAATGATTTTTATGCTCTTCCCTTTTTTGAGAAGCTATATATTCTTTTGCAATTTGTAGTTTTCTAGTCAATTTAAAAAACTTATCTTTTAATGATTTTTTGCTTTGAATGTGAACATCATAGCATTTTCCTACTGTATATTTTTCAGTACGACAATCTTCTCCAACGGAGACAACAAAACCAAGACTATGACACAGTTCTACGAAATTGTCTTTTAGTTTTTCGCTAATAGTAGAAAATCTTAGACGACCTTTTTTGTCAATAGAACCGTCTGTATCCATGAGCCCTTGTAATAATTCAAACCTTTGTTCTATAGAGCCATACAAAAACTCTTGCGGGATAAACTTATCTTCTGACTTTAAATTCCATAAACAGGGATAATCTTTAAGAATTTCTTCTACCCATAAGGGATGGTGGGGTTTATTATCATCTTTAAAATACCAGTTATAGTTTTTTAAACTATTCCTGTGACAACGGATATTTTCTCCAAGCCTTTTACTAATTAGTGTTGGAATTTCTTCATCTTCAGAAGAAAAAGACAAACTTTTATTAGTTTTATTGTATCTAAGACTGCCGTCTCCTAAAATTGCCCCCAAAACATAAGGGTCAATTTTGAAATCTTTTTTATCATACTCGACAGGCTGATTAAGTTTTACATGAAAACGATACCCCTTACTGGAACTTCTCTTGAATCCCCACTTATTTGCTAATGCTCTTTTGTATATCGCTTCTGTATTTTCTACTCTATATCTATTTTCACCATGACTTTTATCGTAACGATATTCCCACAGATGTTCTCCGCAACATTTAGCTATTCTGCCATCTGAAAAAATAACTTCCCAAATTTCTTTTTCTGTTGGCTGCGGGAATACATTAAGAACTTTTGTCGGTTTCCCGTCTTGACCAAAAAGATAATCTCCGACTTTAATATCCCCGACTTTTCGCCAACCATTTGGAGTAGGAATCAATGTATCATTAGGGATTGCCTTTCCCACCCCCGTGGCGGCGGACCGCAGATAAAATTTTCCTGTCCTCGCTCCCATCGCAATATCGCTAGAAACTTTATCATATAGCGGATAACCAATAGCAGGATTCTGTTTTAATTCTTCTAACAGTTTTTCCGCATCATC